TATGATGGGAATTAAACTTCCTACTAAGCTAGGGTTTAAACGGCAGTATTATAAAGGAGTAATAAACTATAACTGAGTAATTACTACTCCGTTAAATATAGATTTAGAAGTTCTAAGCATAGATTATCCTTTAGATAAGATAAAGATAATAAATCAAGTAGGAGATTATTTAGAAGTATTCCATTTAGATGATATATCAGATTTATCTTTAAATATAGGAGATAGGATCATAATAGATACGGAAGAAAGAAAAGTATCCTTAGTTAATAGCGATGGAACAAGCGATATTACAGGATTAGTAGATATAGGAAGTGTCCGACCTTCTCTAACAGGAGGGCTAAATATAGTTGCTGTAGATACATGAAGCCGAGAAGAAAGCCTAGAAGCAACGATTAAACGAAAAGATTTATTTTAATTAAGATATAAAAATATGGAGATTTTACCAATTATGACCGTTATAGAATTACAGGATTTAACATTAAATCAAGACCTCTTGGATTTATGTTCTTCTAACTATTCGGATGCCGTTAAAATTATTAACGCCGTAAGTGTAAGGATACGGAATAAAATAGATAAGGAAATATTCTATAACGAGAATACAGGAGAATATGATATTCCTGATGATTTAAAATATGCATGTTCTAGCCTATGTGAAAGCTACTATACTTATTACGTTAAGGAAAAGAGTAATAACGCTAGTAAAAGGGTTTTATCCGAGAAAATAGATGATTATTCAATTACTTATTCGGATTCTCAGTCAGCTTATACTTTCTTCGGAATCCCTACGGATAGCGATGTTATAGCTATGATAGAAGCATATAGCTGAATTACATGAAAGGGTTATTGGAATATACATTTACATTAATTAGCTAAATAAGGATGATTCAAGATTTCTTCATTAATGAAGTTATAATAAAAAGAAGGAATGCTACTACGAGTTATGTTAATTGAATTAGTAAGAAAACTTATACCGAGCAGTGCAGACCTGTAAAATGTAGAATAAGCTCTTTATCCTATAAGGATTTACAGCTTATTTCTGATACAGATAATATTTCAAGAAACGTTATGAAGATGTATGCTAACGCTAACGTAGAAATAGATATGAAGGATATTATAGAATGGGAGGGAAAAGAATATACGGTAATAGCTGAATATCATCCTCAGGATAGTTCTAAGGTTCATCATAATAAATTCTTTATTAAAAAAGTAGAATAATATGAAGTATTACGCCGATATAGATTTAATGATTAAAGATATAGAGAAAGAAAGCGATAAAGCCTTAGCTTACTGCTGAGAATATCTAGCTAGTAAGATTTCGGATGAAATAGAAAGAGATAGCTACGATACATGAGCTTTAGCAAGAAGTATTACATGGATTAAGGATAAAGATGGAATCTTAGTAGGAACTAATCTTGAATATACTCTAATTAGAGAATACGGAAGAAGGCCTTGAAGGTTCCCTAACTTAGATGCTCTAGTAGGATGGACAGCTAGGCATGGAATGATTACATGAGGGGCTACGCAAAAATACGATAATTTACATTATGAAGATAAAGGAGTAGTATTCGTAATAGCTAGGGCTATTGCGAGAAATGGAATAGAGGGTAAGCATACGTTTGAGAACGTATTAAATAGAGAAAAACAAAATATTATAGATTTATATTCAGAATTATTAAACCAATGACTATAACGCCTGACCGACCTAAAGCCTTACAAACTTATCTAAGGGCTGATACGGATTTAAAAAAATTATGAGTAGATAGAGTAGGATTCTTAAAAGTAGAATCATGATCCTGACCTGCGATAGTTTTTAACGAAGGAAGCTGGGGGAACGTAGAAGGAAGTAATGTAGGATTTGAAAAGGGTATAGATATATTCCCTATCCTTATAGATGTAGTAGTAAAATATGAAGATTATAAAAACGGATACGATGTAAGAAATACTATTAGACAAAAAATCTGAAAATTTAACGGAAGATTAAATTGAAGTAGTAGCACCGACCGAGAAGGAACGATAGCTTTTAGGCAGTTTCTAGCACCTAGCTATAATCATGAAACTAACGAGATTATATTCGGAGGAGTATATTTATTAAAACAGAATTACGATTATGAAGTTATCCCTACTCCTACGCATACAGTTTTAGATAATACGGAAGAAGAAAATAATGCTAACGATACAAATTAAGAACTGAGATAATAAAACGGTTGCGGTAGTTAATAATATTTTTTCTTTACAAATAGAAGATGAGGTAAATAAAGGAGGAAAACTAAAAATGAAATTCCCTGTAGAAAAACGATTACAGGAGAAGCCTATAACTAAAGGGCAAAGATTATCTATAAATTATTGAATCAAAATATGAAAGGTGGTAAAGCTTTTTGATGGATATATTACGGATGTTATTATTTCTAATAAATCTGTAGAAGTTCAGGCTGAGAATCGGCTAAGCTACTTACAGAATAGAATTATTAGGGGTAGTAAAACTTATAATGATACTATAAGCAACGTAATAAGCTCTTTATTTACAGAGTTAAATACTACGTTTGAACTACCTATTACATTATGATTAAATGATTGCCAAACGGTTATATCGGAGGAATTTGATACATGAACTAGCTTCTATGATATTCTTAAATACTGCCGAGAAGCTGATACTAAGCTAGTAGTAAGGGTAATAGATGGAGTATTAGAAGTTAGTGAAGATACATGAAAAGTATTAGAGGGAATCCGAGAATACGATGTAAGAAATAGTTTTGCTACGAATATAGCTGACCGAAACCGAAAAGATAGTATGGATAAGTATTATAGCTATATTCAGAACGAAAATTGAAGCGTTATAGATGATGATTTTAACGCCGAAACTAATCTAATCTTTGAGAAATACGATAAAGACTGAGCTTTAGCTATTCCTAATTGAAAGGCTATCCCTAGCGTAAGCGTAAGTAGGGATACTGACCGATGGGATTTCTATATAGGAGATAGAAAGCAGATTAGATTAAATACATGATACGAACGATTACCTTTAGAATATTTAGGTTTAATCCAAAGTAGAAAGATAGTTATAAACGCTAATGGAGGAATAAAAGCCGAGATAAAGATAAGTGAAGAATACAAATCTGAAACGAATATTCTTGATTTAGTTCTTAGTAATTTAAGAAAAAAATAACAATTTTATATTTTTAAGTATATTATAGGCATGAAACTTTTAGAAGGAAGCGATACTCAATTAAAGTTCCATATTACAGAGAAGCTAAAATGCTCAGGAACTGAAAGCAACGTAGATTTAACTATATACGATAAGATCTTGTTAGAGGTTAGGTATATAGATGGAGTTAGAGAATACGAAGGAGTAATAGATAACGGAGAATGAGGAGAAGGGAATAGCTACGTAATCTTTGATATTCTTAGTGAAGCTACGGCATGAAGAACCTGAAAAGTTAGTTGCGATATATGGGGCGTAAAGAACGAACAGAAAGTAAGATTTAACGAGAATACTATTCAAGGAGATATTTTACCAAGTATTACTATTCCAGAATGGACTGCAAGCGACTAAACGCAAAATTAGTAGAAAAGGAATATTGAACGGCAGTATTACAGAAAAAATACTTAGCTGATGTTTGGAAAAAATATTTCATAGTTAATTGATGAGAAAATAAGCTTTATTCCGTTAGTGAAAGTAAAAAGAGTTATGGAGTATGTTATTGTATAAGTTATAGGCCTATCGGAATGTTAGAATGGATTTTACAAAGATGATGGTGGAACGATAGGGGAATATGGACAGCTGATGGAATTTTTAACGATTGAATCATATAAAAGAATGACAGTAAGTTATATAGAGTATGGAGATACAGGAAAAGTTGCTAGAGAGAAGATTAACTCAATTATGCATGAAGTTGAGGCTAGTATTCCGAGTATCTGAGAAAACTGACATTGGTATATATGATGAGTAGATACAGGAATTACGGCGGTAGGATTAGAACTGAGGCCGACAAATAATCTTATTCAGCAGAACGCTAATCATGAAACTTATACGGATTTACAATTTAGAGATGGACTAAGTCCTGTAAGTTCGTTCCCTATCGGAATTACGGTAGGAAATGTAAGTTCGGATGATGGATGGGCGGTTAGTGGAATTCTAATCAATAGTAGAACTCCTAATCATTATACGAGATTATTATACGGAAGTGATGGAGTATTATACTTTGATAGCTGAACATGAGTATTCAAATCCGTAGCTACTACAGCTGATTTAACTAATCAATTAGAGGCTCTTAGGGAATCTCTAGCTACTGTAGCCTTTACAGGATTAAGTTCGGATTTGGATAACGATATGGGATTTAATTCGGTTCCTGTATTAACGGAAGATGAATGGGAAGTATTACCATGAACGGCATGAGATGATAAGAGATATATGATTTATGAGGAAGTAGAAGAATAAAACTTTTATATACTATTTATTCTAAACAATGGCAACGGTAAAAAAATTAAAAAAGCTGATTATTAACGGAGAAAGTTATAATCTTCCTAATAATTCAGATTTTGTAGATTTATCCTCAGCTCAAAGCGTAGGATGAGTTAAAACATTTACTTCTGAACCTGTATTACCTAGCAAAACTTCATCTGCTACTAATGATGGAACAAAGCCAGCTACAGAAGCTCAGGTTTATAAAAAACAAGATACTCTAGTATCATGAACTAATATTAAAACAGTAAAGAATACTTCTTTATTAGGTAGTTGAGATATTAGTATTTCTGAATTTACTCCATGATCATGAACTACATGACAAATCCTAAGGAAAACAGCTAGCTGATACGAATGGAGTGATGAAGTAGGACAAGTTTATACTGCATGAACTAACGTAGATATTACTAATAACGTAATATCAGCTACGGATACTACATATTCCGAAGTAAGTAAATCCGATATGGATACATGAACAGCTACTACTGCATGAGTAGTTTCAGCTAAATCTATTGCTGACTACGTTTCAGGAAGAATCGGAAGTGCCGTAAATTATAAGGGACAGGTAAATGATTATGCTTCTTTACCAGCTTCTCCTAGCACTTGAGATATGTATAACGTAGTTGCCGCACATACTTCGGCCCCTAAATTTGATGCTGGAACTAACGTAGTATGGAACGGAACTTCTTGGGACCCTATGGCCGAAATGGTAGATTTATCTAATCTAGTAGATAAAACTACTAATCAGACTATCGGAGGAGTTAAGACTTTTAGTTCTGAGCCTGTATTGCCTAGTAAATCTACTTCAGCTGGAAGTTCAAAAACAGCCCCAGCTAATGAATATCAAGTATCATTAAAGCAAGATACATTAATAGCATGAAGTAATATCCAAATAGCTAACGATGGTAAAACTATTTCAGCTACGGATACTACTTACGAATCTAAATCAGCTTCTTCATGAGGAACGGCTGTTTCTCTAGTCACTACATGAGAGAAATATACATGGAATAATAAAGCTGATACTAGCGATATAGGAAATGGAACTATATCTGTGACTCAGGGGGGAGTAAGTGCATGAAGCTTCTCTACTAACCAAAGTTCTAATGGAAGCTTAGCTTTACATGATAATATAGTAAAAACTCAGACTGAGTATAATAATTTACCTTCTAGTAAAAGTTCAGACTGAAACTCTTATTGGATTTATGAAAGCGTATCATCTTAATTTATTTCTCCTAATAAAACGAAATGGCTAATCTTTTGAAAAAATTGGTAAGAAATGGAGTAGAATATCAGATAGGAGATGGAACGATTACGCTAAAATACGATGATGAAACTATCTGAACTTTCTCTACGAACCAAATCTGAAATAAAACGATAACTATTCCTACCTGACAAACTAACTCTGTCACGGAACAATTCGTAAGGAGTATGATTTATGCATGAGTAGGAGATTATGATAATATGTTTAGAGCCACTTCATGACTATATAAGATCCTGAACGCTTTAGATGAAGATGATAACTTATGATTAACGGAGGGAGAAGTTTGGGAAGATATAGTATCTTCTCAGACTTCTATTTCTATGATTTCTCATTCTTATTCGGCTATGGTATGTATAGCTAGTTCTAAGGTAGCTATGGATACTATATTAGCTAGTTCTACGGCTACTAATGAAATGAGTGAATGTTGGAATAGTATTCAAGTAATAGCTGATTCGGCTTTATGAGCTGAATTATATTTAAGTTCGGCTAACGGAATAACGGCCTTATTTAATTATCAAACAGCTCAGGATGCTTTCTTCTCGGATGCTACTAAAAAACAGCAGATAGTTAATCAGTATATTATGACTATCGTAAATAATAATACTTTATTATCTAATCTATATACGGATTCGGTAGTATCTAACGCTATCGTAAATAGCCAAGAAGCTCTAAATGCGATAGCATGAAATGCTACTAAATTATGAATAGTAGATGATAGTTCGGCTATAATGAACGCTATTGCTACTAATAGCTGAGCTTTAGGAAATATGAGTAATGCTAACTTTACTACTTATATATTAGAGAACTCTACTTACTTAACTACTACTACATGAAGCACTCCATGACAAAATCGTATAAACGCTATGGATGCCGATGATTTACTTCCTGCTATTTTCTATTGGACTTGACTTAGCTGATATGCCTCTTTTGAAGCTCTATCTCAGTCGGATAGTGCAATGGCGGTATTGCAAGCCGATACGGAGGCCATGATGATAGTAAGTTATAACGATGAAGCTTTAGGATATTTAGAATGGCAACCTGATTCTAATACTCTACTTTACTTTAAAATAGATGATTCAGATACTTCTTCTAACGTTTATGATAAATCATCTAAATGAAATAACGCTACATGGCAAGGAACGGCCTCTTAT